CGTCCGATACTCGACGGTGCGGTCGCTGTAGCGAACGATACGTTCGCCACGGGCAATCGCACCTTCGACAGCCGCAAGGTGTGCCTGGGTGTATGCCATGTCAGCGTCTCTTCAGATAGCCGCTGCTAGAGCTGCGGCGTTGCATTGGTTGAGGTGCCGGGCGAGGCGGCGTTGGCGTGGGCCGTGGGACCGGCCGGGCTGGGGGCTGAACCGGGGCTTGCGACTCGACTTCGGTATCGGCGTCGTCGTCTTCTTGCTCAATGGCCGGAGGCTTCGCAGGGGTCGGCTCATCAAACAGGTTCGCTTGGGCCAGGGCCTGGCGTAGCTTCTCCCAATCCTGCTCGCCGTAACGATGCAAGCCGAGGTAGTACGCCATGGCCAGGTTGTAAACCTGAAGGTCCAGCGCTTCGTTGCGGTCGGCCTTGCCTTTGACCCATTCGATTCGCTTGTACCCCTTCACGTAGCGGGCAACCTTGCGTTCTGCCACGCATTGCTGGAAGAACTCGTCCGGCAGGTCCTTGGCGAAGTGCACAGCACCAGGCCCCGACTCGAAGCTGTAACGGTTGTAAATCCAGTCTTTGGCCGTGTCGGTACCAACCATCCACAACTCGGCGCCGTTGCGCTCGGTCTGCCCTCGCCAGGTGACATCAACCAGGGAGGGGCGCTGCGCAATGACGGGGCGCCCAGGCTTGCTTGCGCCTTTCAACGCGAAGACGTTGCGCCAACGGCGCACGCGGCAGAACTGGTAGACCTCATGGGTATGATGACCACCGGAGTCGATGCCCGTAGCCAGTATGCCCAGAGCGACACCGCAAGGATGGCGGTAGCGAGCCTTCAACAGCTCATCGAGCAAATCCCAGGTGCGCTGGTCTGCCGGATCACCAGGGATGACCTTGAAGTCAACGATCCAGCGTTCCATCCCAGCGCCCCAGCCGATGACCATTACCTCCAAACGGTTGGCCTGCACATCGACGGAACAGGTCAGTACCAGTACGCCAACGGTCACGGTGCCGAGCACATAGTTCTCCTGCAAAGCTCGGGCCTGCAGGACTTCGGCCTTAGTCTGCTCGACCGCGCTGTCCCATACCTTCGCCAGACGGGTGTTGTAGAACACCTGCATTGGTTCAAGGTCGCCACGGTCTTGAGCGCGCTTGGCCTTCTCGAATTGCTTGGCCAGGTCAGCCCATGAGGTCCAACCGAGCGGCGCGTAAAGCGCGTTGAGGTGGAAACCCACAGTTTCGCCATCGCCCTGGGCGTGCGAGCGCCATTCCCCTTGGGCAAGCATCTCACCCTTGTGGTGCTCTTCGATCAGCACATCGCAATCGGGTGAGGAGCACTTGTAGTGGACGGTCTGGAAATCAGCGGAGTACAGCAGACGCTCCCACTCCAGCACCTGCATATGACCGCAGGTTGGACAGGGCACGTAGTAATAACGCTGGTCGCTGGTCTCGAACAGATCGGCGATGCGTGAGGCACCCTTGATGGTCGGCGAGCTGGAAAAGTAAAACTTGGCATTACGTCCAAAGGTACTGCCTCGCGTCTCGGCGAGATCGACGGGGTCGCCCTCTTCATCGACATCCACGTCCCAGCGGTCAATCTCATCGCCGTAGATGTATCGCGCCGCAAGCTCAGCCAGGTTGGAGGCCGAGCCAGCGGTGGTGGCGTACAACGTGCCGCCCTCGAACTCTTTGGTATCCATGGTGTTGCGGGCATCCCGTGACCGGGAGGCAGCTACACGCGCCTTCAGTTCAGGAGTGGCGGCGATAGTCTTCCCGATCCGCGCTGACACCCGCTTGGCCAGGGCTAGGCTGGGCAGCAACGTCAGGATGTTGGACGGAGCCATGTGGATCAGCGCCCCAATCCAGTTCAGGGCGATCTGCGTTTTCATCAGCTGCGAGGCGACCATCGTAATGACGCGCTTGCAAGGGTGCGCTGGAGACAGGCAGCGCATGGGTTCACGGGCATACGGCGTCCGTGCTGTGCGGTATTTGCCGGGCTCGGCTGCGCCGGTATCACGCGGGATCCGCATGTACTCGTCAGCCCATTCGTCAACCCACAATTCAGGGTCGGGCGTTAGCCCCCGGCCATACGCTTCGCGGTACACCTTCGCACCGTCCGCGTATCCGGTGGGCATAGGGTCAGCTCTGTGTCATGGCTTGGTTGAGATCGGCGCCGCTCATCTTCGCCGCGTCGTCGAAGACTTGGCGGAAGGCGCCCGTTAGGCGTTTTTCGATTTCCCAGGAATCGCTCATACCCGCCAACTCGGCAGCGAGCTGTGGTGCAAGACCGAACATCAAGTCCCGGAGCGTACGGCCAGCTGCGAAAGCGGCGTCTTCCACCGCCTTGCGCTCGACCAGGTTTCCCTGAACTTTGTTGAACTCCGCCTCTGCAAGCTGGGCAAGATAGAACTCGCGGTGCGCCCTTGCCTTCTGGAAGTCCAGGCCCTTGCCTGGCTGCTGGACCAATGGCTGCACCGCAGGTGTGTCGCCGCCTGGTTGTAGGTGGATGCGCACATCCCGCTCCACCCTGTTTTCTTCATGCCGGGCCGCGACGGCTGCCTTGCTGGGATCGGCTGACTCGGCCAGTAGCGCCTCAGTGGCCACAACATCGACCTTGCCGTCGTCCGCGAGTACCAAGCGGTCCTGGCTGGCCAGTTTGGAAACGTAGGATTTCGACCATCCGCGTCGGGCGGCGAACTCCGATTTGGTCAGGTAGATCATGCTCAAAAGTCCAGTTCACCCAATGGATTCATGGGGTTAACCAGTTCACCGCAGTTCACTAAGCTGGTGAACCTCCCGCTAACGAAGAGCCGCGGGTTCCCAGTCCCGTACCCCATCCAAGTCGCCAGGGTCCCCGGCCCCGGCCGGGGATTCGGCCAGTTCACTGACCCGGCTCGCCTGCCTGCGGCGCCACCTGCTCGAGGCCCAGCCGCTTCGCGGCCCAGCGTTCGTAGAGGTTGATCGCCACATCGGCGCCGGCCATCGCGGTCAGGCAACCAACCGCTGCCGCCGCCCACACCGAAACCCCGAGGGCGTACAGGAGCATGTTGGTCGACAACCCGCAGGTAACGCAGGCTCCCGAGCGCAGTGCCAACCGGCGAACTAGCCCCCAACCGCGAGCGCCCGCCTTGTCCGCTCGCCACATCTCTCCTGAAACCCCGCCGACCAGGGACAGCACAATCACCATCCAGATCGGCAGTTCGGCTAACGCTTGTTGCTCGCTGTTCATCGAACCCCCAAATGCAAAAACCCCGGCGCCAGGGCCGGGGTTTTCAGTGTTTGGCGGGCTGCTTTGTGCGCCCGCACGTCTCGAAGATGGGTACTTTTTACAGGTCGAGTTTCCTGGCAGCAAGCGAGTTTTAATGCCACCCGGCAATAAGGGGGGAACGTCTGGGGAATGTCTGGCAAATGTCGGGGGAATATACCAACCCGGCTTAGCTTCACGTTGGCGCTGCCCCATAGGTCCCAAATGGGTAGGCGATGGTGGGACTTGTAGAACCCTTTAAAAACAAGGGCTGTCCCACCGTCTAACTGTTTTTAACCCTTTCTCGTGTAAAGAGAGAGATTAAAAGCACGCTGCGCGCAATGCGCGCGTAACGCGCTGCATGCGCCCTATGCGCGCGCCTTCGTGTGAGTGGCGGGACGGTGGGACAGCCCGCGAACTTCGCGGGCTTGAGCTGGGCTAACCTGCATGAAACACGGCAGGACCACAGCGGGACGGTAGGACCAAAGGTGGCGGATCATGCAGCCTTCTTCCCTTTCAAGAGCCCCTGAATAGCCACATGGGCCTGGTGCAGGCGCTCATAGTACGTCTTTCTACTGCACCTGCAATAAGCCATTTTCTGCCCGAGCAGACTGTCATGGTTGCAGTAGTGCTCTTTGACAATGACGTACAACTGGGGCTCCAGGTGCTTATTCACGATGATCTCGATATCCGCAGACTCATCGAGCAACACCCGACTTCCCCTTGTGCCTCGGATCAGGTCGCCCTGACAATCCATGAGAAGCCCGAGCATGCTACCACCACCTGAACCGCCACCGTGCACATCTGGCGTGTGGAGCTCTTGCGCCCACAGCTTCAGCATCTCATCGATATGCTTGATCAAAAGCAATCCTCCTTCGGCACTGGCGGTTGCTGCTCCAGGGCGCTGGTGCGACCCCAACCCTCGGGCTTCTGGTACGCCCAGGGCCGCTTGCCGCTCTTCGGCAGTGCGGCCAACCGTCGGCGTCGCCAACCCAAGCGGTGCATGATCGACCCCACCCGCATCTGCTCGGGCTTGCCCCAATGACCGGGGTCCAGGTTGAGCGCCTGGCCCAACACCTCGCTGCCGGTGACCGTCTCCCCGGCCTGCGATTCCTCCAGCCATTTGAGGATCGGCCCTTCCCACTCATCCACCACGAAACGCTCTTCCTGCTCTGTAGTAAACAGCTCCTCCTCCTCACGGGTGACCCACCAGATATCACCGGCCTGGTAGCAGAACATCGCCTCGGCCCACAGCTGGTCGCGGACCCGGCGCAGCGCATCCAAGTCGACCTTGACGCAGGCGACCGGCCAATAACGCCGGTTACCGGTGGCGTCCTTGAGGTATTCATCTTGGTTGGTGGTTCCCGCGAAAACACACTGGCGTGGCACGTCGCTCGTTCTTCGCCCATAGCTTTCGCGGTAGGTGTCGATGGAGGCCGAGAAGAACTGCTTGGCCTTGGTGCTCTCGGCCTTGTTGAAGCTGTCCAGTTCCCCCAGCTCGACGATCCACTTGCCCCGGATCGCCTGGAACGCGTCCTTGTCACCAAGGGTAAACGGCGTGTCCATGAACCACTCGCCGCCAAGGATGCCCAAGGCCGTGGACTTACCCGCGCCCTGCGCGCCCTCAAGGATCATCACCGCATCCGCCTTGCAGCCAGGCTTCATCACTCGGGCCACAGCCGAGATCATCCAGCGCTTACCGACCTTGGCGCTGTATTCGTTCCGGGGGACACCGAAGATCTCATGCAGCCAGCGCTCCAGGCGCGGCACCTGATCCCATTCGAGCTTGGCCAGGTAGGTGCAGACGGGGTGGAAGGCGTTGTCGTGCGCCACAACACTGACAGCCTCGACCACATGCGAGGCTTTGACGCGCAGGCCCTGTTGAGCCAGCCACTTCATCACGCGCATGTCGTCGATGTCGCTCCACTCCCCCGGCACGCCGCCATAAGGCGCCGCACGGAGACGCATGATCTTCGAGCTGAAGGCGTTATAGCCGATCACCCCGCTCCACCGCTCATCGTTGGCCAGGATTAGCTCGACGTTCTGCATGTGGGCGATCAGGGCACCGCTCTCGGTCCTGGCCAGCATGTCCTTCCAGCCACCGGTTACCGGTGGCTTGATGACCGCCGTGACCTGCCGACGAACCGCCTCGAGGCCTTCGGCGCAGTGCAGGTCGTTGAAGTCGGTCCACTTGATCTCGCGCTCGATCGAGAAGATCGGGCCGACCACCTGACCACCCACCACCACAGCAGCGTTGTTGGCCTTTTCTTCACCCGGGTTCCAGGGCTCGCCCGTCGGCCGCTTGGTCTTCCAGTCGTCATCGCGGCAGATGATGATGGACCGACCAGGGAAGCGCTCACGCATGTGCTTGGCTACCGCCATCAGGTTGCCCGCATCGAATGCGATAGCGACTGCCTGGGAAGTTGCCATGTGCAGGCTAGCGCCGGTGGCGTATCCCTCACACACCAGTACCGGCTCGCCTGGCTCGGGATGGCCGCCGATCATGTGGAACGCACCATCCTTGGCCATGCCATGCGGCCAGTAGGACTTGTCGCGTCCGGTATCTTCCTGGACCGTCGGGAAGATCACCTGCAGGCCGACGATGGCGTCTTGTGCATTCTGCATCGGGACCAGTACCGCGCCTGACTTCGGCGCATAGCGCACACCGAAGCCGACCACTTGCTTGCGATCCAGGTAGGCGCTCCGGCCCTTCTCGGGCATACGCTTGAACAGCGCATCGGCCCGCTTTCCAGCACGACGTGCCGCGCTGGCAGCGACTTCCGCAGCACGACGCTTAGCGTCGGCCTGACGGGCGCGCATCACCTCACGCTCTTCCGGGGTCAGCCCGCGCCCGTCGGTCTTCACCTTCTGCGTTTCGCCGAGGCGCCAGTCACCGAAGCTGCCGAAGATCAGGGTTTGCCCTTTCTCGGTCATATGCTCATGCAGGACATACCAACCGTTCTTTTCCTTGCCCTTGTCATCCTGGGTACGGCAACGGGTCAGCTTGCCGAGAATCAGAGGCTGATCAGGCTGCAGACCGTAGTCGTGCAACTGGTCGAGAACCTTATCCAGCATAGCGAGCCCCCTTCTTCTCGAAGTGCCCCTGGCACTCGATGCAGCGCTGGCAGCCTTTTGCGGCTAACCGGCGCGGTTCAGGAATGGAGCCACCACACCCAAGACACTCTTCGAGCGAATCACACGCGGGCGCAGGCGCCCGAGCAGACAGAACCAGATCCAGATGCCACTGGGCGCGATCATTCGCCAGATCTGCAATATCAGCCACGGCGCCCCCCCCGAGTGGTCTGGTTGACGTATTCGGCGCGGCGATACATGCCGAGCAAGCCCTGGATGCCGCGAAACACCTGCTGCTGGATTTCGGCCAGCTCCTGATCGTCGACCTTTCCATCGCCGATGCTGCGCGCCCAAGTCTCGGACAGGTTGGCGACTTGGCGGAAGAAATCCGCAAGGCCCATGGTTAGGGTTTCGGGAATCTCGCGATTGTCGATGCCCGCAAGCTCTTGCCAGATGGTGTCGCCGACCAGAGCATGCACCGAATCGAGGATACGCGGATCCTTGGTTAGCTCGAGGATCTCGCTGAATTCCTGAACGTTGACGATGTGGGTCGGATGGGTGGGAGACAGCTTGTGCTGAAGGGTGGTGGCGTTGCGGCCAGTGGTGGCCGCGATGGCAGCAGCACCACCTGGGTAATCACGTACAGCATGGTACAGCGCGAGTTCGAGCGGTAGCACCTCACGCTTGGCGCGTTCGAGGCAGCTCATTGCGGTTCGGCTCATGGCATTGTCCTTGTCGGTAGCCAGTGCCTGCGGCGTGCAGTGGTGTTGCGTGCGCCGCATAGCGTTGAGAGAGTAAATAGCCGGGCAGCGAAGGGCTGATACGGCCTCTGGCCGGGGCGTCGCTCCGTCGACTGCCCCTGGCAAAACAGTTTTGCCTCCCGTGGTTAAGGAGGCTGTACCCAAGCTTCCTGCCTGAGCCGTGCGATCAAGGGAAGCGAACCTATGTGGTGTGCCCGCCTACCTATCACGCGCCCGGCAGCATGTGGTGCTACTACCGAGTCATGGAGGCGAAATATCGCCCCCCCCCTTTAGGCACCTGGCATTACGCCATGAAGGCTGCCAGTGCCTACGACAAGTGGTGGTGTTACACTCGCCGCGTGGCTTGAGAGGGTCACCGCCGGAACAGTCCCACGGACTCGCCCGGCACCCGCCGCCCTATCTGTGGTGGAAAAGGCGGCAACCCCAGGCACCCGTGCCTGGGACCCCGCAGACAAGGTAAGCGGTTACGTGGTGTGCCCGCCTAACTTGAACGCGGCCCGGTAGCACTGTGGTGGTGCTACCGGGGGAAACTAGGCGACCTTTGGGTCGCCTTTTTTCTATACCGACCGCTGCCTCTGGGGAGCCGCCGCTTCAAGCAACCAGGATGCTTCAAATGGATTGCCTTT